TACATGACTTCTTTCTTTAACTTTAGTAGTCTTACCAGTTTTATCATCCTTCTCATCCCATCTTCCAGAAACCTTAGTAGCACCAGGTAAACCCTTACCACGAATATCCTTATCTAACTGTTTTGCTCTTGCCCTATTCTCCTTTGCAGATTTGTCACCACGACTTCCAGAGATGATTGCCATCCCTCCTTTATCAGACTTTGATTTTATTCTACTTAGACTACTTTCATCAATCTCATAATGATCTCTTATATTATCTGGTACTAAATCTTCACTGCCAGATACTTTTGCAGCATATTCTTGTCTTTGTTTCTTTCTTCTCAATCTTGCACCAGCATCCATTGCCTTTTGAGGTTTCCTTTCTTCCTCTTTTTTCTTTATGACCTTCTTCATCGCATCCGATGCGGCCTTTTTAAATCCTGAAAAGGTTTTCATTCTGATTCTTCTTCTACAGTAGTATTTAGAACACCTTTCTTTAGTAACTTAGAAAGTTCTGATGTAGATCCAACAAATAGTGCGTTATTAACAGTAGATGGTCCTTTTGCTTTTTCTTCTTTATTCAATTCTTTCATCTTTGCTTGTAGATCAATTAACTTATCAGTAGTGTCACCAACACTCTTAATTAATTGACCAGCAACTTCATATGATCTTGCTTGTTGACCACCTTCTGCTACTTCTAAAATTCCATTAAGTGCTTCTTGACCTTTTTCAATTAAAGAATATAAGTTACCTCTAGTATACTCATAGTCCTTTTGAATTTGCTCACTAACATCTGGTAGTTGGTCTTTTCTTTTGACACAACCATTCTCTGGAGTATTAGATACTTCAATATCCAAAGCATCATTTATTTCTTCATATTTACTCATACGTCAACCCCCTTGGTTGGACTAAAGACTTTACCATCATCAAAATCATAACGATATTCAGTAAACCCAAAGTCATCACCCATTTCGATGAGTGCATCATCGGCATCATTAACTGCATTTATTGGATCATTATTAGTATGAGAAATTGCAGAAGTTCTATCTTCACCTCTTCTCACGGTAAGTTTATTAGCATTAATCTCTTTAATATACATCATTTCGTCACCAATTGCAATATATGAATCAACTACAAGACTAGAAACATCAGTAACTAAGAACTTACGTTGACCTGCAGTAATGTCTTCTGCAAGTTTGGAAACCACATCATCATTATAATCCTTAGTTGCTCTTGGTTCAGCAACATATCTAAGTTGTCTGGATGCTGCTGTTCTATTTGCAGTATCAGTTGCATAATCAACTTGAACCTTCTTGATAATACCCTCTGAATTATCTGCAACAGGGCCAAAGAGATAAGTCTTAGCAGTAAAATCTAATGTGTATATGATAACTCTCTTTTCTTCCATTCCACTATCATAATTATCTTGGAATGAAACGTTTTCTAAGACCATAGGAATATCTCTTTTCTCTCCAATTGCTTTGACTAAATCTACTGTTAAATTAAATGATGGTTGGAAGAATGGAAGTATCTGTTCAATAATCTGTAGAGAATCTTCATTATACTGTGTCATTGCATATAATTTAAATCCCAAATTATATGGAACTGGCATGAATACTTTTCTTGCTTTTGATCCATCAGTAGTAAATGCTTTGAAGGTTTGCATAGTTGAAACCTTTCTCTGATTATCATAAGCAATACTATCCATCTCAAATGCTAATCTTGGTAATGTTATTCCAACTCTCTGTCTTGGATCGGGTCTTTGCTCCAATCTTGCTAAGAACTTTTCAGTAGGCCCATAAGCAATAGGAACTTTCACCGAAGAATAAGCATCTCCAGATTGAGTTTTATGTTTAATTTCAATATTGTTGAATAGAGTACCAAAGGCAATAATAGTCCTTCTAATAATCTCATGATAATAATACGTTCCTAACATATCAAGTCCTCGTTATATTTTATTTAGAAATCACCAAAGGGATTATCTTCAGTGAAGTCCAGAATTGCATCTGCTTCAGACTCTACAAGAATATTTTCTGCATAGTTATCATACTCATCATCACCAGATTTACTGAATATCTTGTATTCAGAATCTGAACCATTTTGAGTAGTTCCTAGTCCAACAACACTCTCTCCAACAGCGAATCCACTTCCATTGATATTAGTTACCTTGAGAACCCTTTCGTCACGATCCCAATTTGCAACCTCTGCAGTAGTTCCAGTTAATTTACCTGTTACTTGTTCCTTAAAGAGATAATCTCCAGTTGAGAGTCCAGCAATAACAGGAGCAGTTAATGTAATCGTTGGTGCAACTGTATATCCAATACCTGCATTTGTGAATCTAATAGAATTTAGTTCACCAAGTGTATTGACGTATGCAACAGCAAGTGCAGTAGATCCTATTCCAATACTGGTATCTAATCCAACAGGATTGATAGTAACTGTTGGAGCACCACTATAACTCTTACCTGCATTGGTTATAGTTGGAGCAGATAGAGCACCCTGAGTTATTATTGCAGTTGCAATACCACCCTGACCAAATGCATTTTGACTTCTAATCGTAATTGTTGGTGGTACAGTATATCCATAACCTGGATTAGTTATTTCAATTTTATCAATAGAACTTCCAACCTGACCAGTACGACTTGTCATAATTGCTACAGCAGTAGCATTTAAATATCCACTTGGTGCAGTAGCAATACCAATCAGTGGTGGAACAGTGTATCCAGTACCATCATGAATGAGATCAATCTGACTAACAGAATATCTACCAGCAACACCACCAGTTTGAGATGCTAATGTTAATGTTGCTGTTGCAGTT